GAAGAGCGCGGTGACTACGCCGCCGCAGGTAGAGCGATGGGTGCGCGGCAGAGTCATCTTGCCACTCGTCGCGCTCGTCCAAAAGTCCCCGCCGCCGGAAGAGTTCCCGGTAAGAGGTATCGAGACGACCGGGTCTCGCCCCAGACTGACGAAAAGCCCCAGACTAACGAGATGAAGAAGCGTATGCCGAAAAAAGGCGGCGGCTCGTGAGGCGGTCGCTAGCTGTCGAGTTCGACTAGCAGTTCCATTTACGCAAAGACTTGTTGATTCTTGAATCAGGGTCGTTTGCGGTTTTCTTAGACGTCAGGCGCTTCTTCATGCCGCTCATACGCGCACAGAATGATTTGCGGCGAGCGGCTGCTTTGCTTCCTTTCTTGAGCTTAGAGGGCTTCGTAGTGACCGCAGTCTTGAGCTTAGAGCCAGGGTTCGCAGCCCGATAGGAGGCTACCCCCTTTCTGTTCAGACCACCTTCTGGGTTCTGGCCAGCTTTGCGTTGCCATGCGGGTGTCTTTTTCTCAGCCATTAACTGGTTGATACGCTCAATAGCTTCGTTCTTTTTCTTCCCACCCGGTTTTACTTTTCCACTACAAACAGCCGATGCATACATGTTTGCGTACGCAGACGGATAAACTTTAAATTTTCTTTTTGCAGCAGCCTTTCCACGAGGACATAGTTTTCCTTCGTTAACTTTTTTTCTTTTTGTAAATGTAGCCACGTTTGTTGGTTTTGGTCCTGTATTTCCTGCTGCTCGTTTGCGAGACACCGCAGAACGCTTTTCTCCTTTCGACATTGAAGCCGCTTTTGATGCAGGTACGCATTTAGGATAACCTTTTCTTTTTTCTCCTTTCGAACGTCCGCACGGCTTATAACCACCGCCTTTCTTGGGCGCACCAATGTCCACCCATTTCTCCTTTACCCATTTGCGTAGGTCTTCAATAAAAATGTCGTTCATGATATTATTTATCCTTAAGCCTCTTCCTTGGAAGAGGCTTTTTTTTGCGTACCCTCTTCACAGGTGTCTTTTCCTCATCAACGGAGGGGTTTTCATCTCCATCCAAACCCCCAAGACCATAAACTTCTTCGTCAAGCTTCTTTGAGTCGTAGTATCCGCCTTCAGGCTCTGGACACATTCGTGCGAGGTCTTGAAGATTCATCTCCGAAATCTGCTTGGCTTTGCGTTTACGGGGCTTCATCGTATACATGCAGTCCTTTGGGAGTTTCCAAGCGTTATCGAAAGTTCTTCCATCTTCTCCCTTCTTCGCGCCTTGAACAACAAAGGTTTCTGATAGGTTCTGTGGACCCATGCTATCCACGGTACCACGAGGAATCGCCTTGCCGTTACTTTCCATACGACTTTTCCCAGCCTTGCTCATAGCAATTGCAATCGCTTGTTTTTGGGGGTACCCTTCGTCTCTCAGCTTGCGAATGTTCGCGGAGACAGTTTTATTCGATGAACCTTTTTTTAGTGGCATGGTATTCTATGATAGGTGTTTTCCATCCGGACCAATATCCGGTAGTATTTGAGGCTTCTCCCGCAGTACGCGAGCAGAGGCGACTAGATGATAAACTCCGTATACTTCAAACGAGTCTTCTTGAACCTCATAGCATTCGTAGTAAATGTTTTGGAAGCGAGGTTGAATGATATCACCGGGAATCAAACCTCTTCCAAGAGCAGCCGTAATGTAAGACTTGTTGAAGGTGAACATCTGGTCGTTGGTCATCTCAATACCAAATTCCGTCAGGTTCTCTTCGAAGGCTCTCGGGTCGTAGTGTCCTTCAACCAGCACGGGTTCTTGGCGAATCGCCTTCGTACGGTTCTCGCCAAATACGTCGTCGAAGTTCTCGTCCACCTCGTATTTGTAGATGTACAACTCAGAGCCAGATAAGCGAATCAACTCATCATCCACCATGTTGAACAAATCAATATCGGGATTGCTCAGGTCAAACATTCGCATGTTTGCACTTTGGTCCTTTGATGGTTCGGGCGGTGCGAGGCGCTCTTTGTTCGCTTTAAATCGTTTCCCCATGAATCTCTCTTCCCTTAATTATGTAGGCGTCCTGTTCGTCAGAACCTCTAACGGTATACTATAATAAGGAGAACATTATGAGTTCCGTCCATCACCCCAAACACTACAACGACCATCCCAGCGGGATTGAATGCCTCGACGTCATTCGCCATATGAACTTCAATCTTGGGAACGCAGTGAAGTATATCTGGCGCTGTGACCTAAAAGAGGATGCTATTGAGGATTTGAAAAAAGCAATTTTTTATCTGGAAGATGAAATTGCGCGAAGACAAGAGCCGTGAGCTACTTGGCGGTTTTGTATACATGCGAGATTCGAGCGGCCACGCTTTTCGCTTCGAACTCAATACCATCAATTTCCGTCAAATCCGAGGTGGTCGTCGAGCAAACGTTCAGAAACAAAAACCCAGAGTCCGTAACTAAAACGGGAATCGCTAGCACACCTTTAATGCCATTACCAGAACAGTAATCCGAAAGAATTCCTTCCCCGTGGTCCGGAACTTCGAGAACACATAAGTTCTTCTCAATCAACTCCCCAATGATTTCAATCATTTCTTGGTCGCTAGGAATTTGTTGCCAGCGTTCAATAATCGGTGTCGTTCGGTGATTCGTAACTTCTTGAACGCAGGTAGTAAACGATGGCGTTCCTGGTTGTGGAATCCCATTACCGTTATGGCTTTTAAATACAGAGACCCGGTCAACTTCTTTGAACTTGTTGATAATCGATTGCAGTATAGGATATACAGATGCTATAGCTTTGTGAGATTCAATATAATGCTTTTTTAATTTTTTATCTCGACAAGCTTTTAGTTTTTCTTGTGAAGACTTTAGTCCTAAAAGCGCGGTCACTAACACACTTAAGCTCTTCATAAAACTTACAAACGAAACAAACAAGGACATGTTACTATTTACTCTTCGTAGCCGTTAATAATACTATAATAAAGCTCGATAATCCCCGCATCCGTTGCATTCATGTCAGAGTCCAATACTTTAAAGATGATGTCTTCTCCGGGCTGTAATCTTGTGGGCTGCGATAAATTGACCACCGTGTTATCGTCGTCGGAGAAATGTACGAGTCCGTGGGATGAGTTTAGATTGTTTGCAATCTTTACAATAACGTGTCCTTTACTGCTACCCGACCCTGCAATGTAAACTCCTTGCCAGCCCCATATAATGAATGAATACTTAGGACCAAGTGATTCTAATACGACAGCGGAGGCTCCATTCTCTCCATAGGAAGCTGCTATTGTAGCTGAGAAGAATCCTGTCGCGGTCGCTGCATTACCACTGAACAGGAATGGGGTCGTGTAACTCCATTCTTTTTGAAAAGCAGGAGTTCTTGACAGCGGAGTCCCATAAGTGTCCCAAGCGCCCATAATTCTAATATTATCTAGGTAGGAGTCCCTTGGAAGTTAGGTTGTTATTTTTTTAGGAGTCCCTTAGCTTTTTATTTTTTTAGGAGTCCCTTAAAACATTAACCTCATGGAGGAAGTGGGGCGGCTTCGCCCCCTGTAGGAGTCCCGCCGACGCGAAATTTTCCGGTGGAATTTTCTGAAGAAAGTGTTGACAGGAGGAAAAAGTGTGGTATAATGGGGGCATGAAAAGCATCGTAAACCTCATCTCGCGCATTCAGGGCGCTCGCTTCGCTAAGGCGTGGGCAAAGGGTCAGACCCCCAAGGCTGACCGTCTCCTGGTTAGCTACTGCTCCTGGCGTCGTCGTCTCCCCGTGATGTCTGACGGTAACCACTGGGGTAACCATTGGCTGTCCTCCAAAAAGCCCTTCCGGGCTACTCAGGGGCTGTAGGGTCTCTTATTGGGTAGGGGGCTGGGCGTAAGTCCGGCTCCCATAACCAGTTAGGAGCGAGGCGCGGCCAAAGCCGCACGTAAGTCCTTGTACCATAAGGGTTTAGGGAAAAATAAAAAACCCCAAAAAAACACTTGACGGTGCTATGTTCCCATGTTATAATATGACCATGTTACAGTTCGCGCTTCTGCTCATGCTCCAAGTTCCCGGACAGGATGCCATCCTTCAGAAGGACGGTCAAGCTGCTGCTGAGGCATTCCAGGATGCTATCGAGGTGAACATTCGCCCGGAGTGTCGGGATATGCTGGCTCCTATTGTCGCTGCTATTCGCTACGCTGAGAATGGAGGAAAGGGTAAGGAATACGGTATCCTTCATCCTCGCGTGAAGCCTACCTATCGCTCGCAAGCTGGTTGGTGTGCTGCTACTGTTCAGAAAAACTATGACCGTTGGGTCAAGGCTGGTAGCAAGGGTGAGTTTATCGTGTTCCTCGGGAATCGCTACTGTCCCGTTGGTGCTGAGAATGACCCTAACGGGCTAAATAAAAACTGGACTAAAAATGTCCGCTTTTATGTTGACAAGTTCACTAAGTGATGGTATAATAGGGGCATGAAAAACGAAGAGAAAAAGCACATCACCTGGAAGAACGGCTTCCTCACTCTGTCTGCTCTGGTCTTCTCTGACGCTATCGCGAATGTGTTTCTCGCGGTCTCTCGCGTCTTCCTGACCATCTCGGACATCTTCCGCTCCGTCCCCGAAATCTTCTAGACTATGGAAGACACCCTGAAATATTGGCTCGGTGATGTCGAACAGGCGTTCAAAGAGTTAGACCTTACGCCCGTGTTCGGCTTCCAGGGCTTACACGCCAAGGTTGGAAAGTATACCGTATCGTGCCAATGGCACACTGGGGTACACTGCGATAACTATATGGCAGAGTACCCTAAGGAGTTCTGTAACGACTTCGAACTGGGTATTTGGGAAACCAACTCGGGCAAGTGGATGCCGCTACACCCCGATAGCGTCTACGGAGATTCGCAAGTTATCGGCTATGTTGAGTGGAATAAACTCGTTCCTATTCTCTGCGTCGTTCTCAACGCGCACTTGTACGACAAGCCTGAGCTTATGCGTACGATTGGGACCTGGGTGTAAGTCCGGCTCTCATAACCACTTAGGCGCGGGGCGCGGCCAAAAGCGCACGTAAGTGCTTGTCCCATAAGGACTTACACGATTTCCAAAAAAGTTCTTGACAGGGCAAGCCGCTATGGTATAATAAGGACATGGAAAACAGCAATGCCTACCTTCAAGTCCAAGATGTTTG